TCACACATTCGGACGGTCACACATCAATTAGTAAGACGCCAAAAGTAACAGGCAAAGGACAACAATACTTTGTTAATAAGTTTTTAGGAGAAAAATAAAAATCTTAATAGGAGGAATTATCAATGAACACACTATACAAAACAACCCTCCTCATCACAATGGCAGTTGTGACGTGGAAGGTTGTAAAGATTGAGAAAAACACAAGATTTAAACTTAGAAATTTTGATTATCCAAAAATTAATAATGCTCAGAGCAAATCATTGTTGGATATTGCTAGTCACGATCTAAAAGATATTTAACTGTATTCAAAATTTTCATATCTTGTTGAGCTTTTAAGCTTTCGTATAAAGCTATTGAATAAATAATTTCGTAAGATACGTTTTCAGGAGCATCTTCTTTCAACTTATTTATTCTATCTCTAAAAAAGTCACTGTCACCACCGAATTCTTTTTCGGCTTGATTACTAAGTTCACCAAAGAAATTTTGAAAATCATTAAATTCCATACTTATCACCTCCTTTCACTAGGAGATAACTAAATTATACACAACACAAAAATAAAAAGGAGGAAAAGATATGATGAAAAATAGTTTGCAAGCTAAAGAACTTGCGGTAATTTTATCTGTTTCTAAATCCAAAGCAGGACAAATAATAAGAGAACTGAATAAAGAGCTTGAAGATGAAGGATACATTGCGATACGAGGCAGAATACCAGTCCAATTAGCTAGGAAAAAATTCCCTTATCACGACTTATCAGACCAGAGAATAATGGAGGAGTTGAAAAAAGAAAATGAGTAACATTTATAAAAGCTACCTAGTAGCAGTACTATGCTTCACAGTCTTAGCGATTGTACTTATGCCGTTTCTATACTTCACTACAGCGTGGTCAATTGCAGGATTCGCAAGCATAGCGACATTCATATTTTATAAGGAATACTTTTATGAAGAATAAAAAAACTGCTACTTGCGCCAACAAGTAACAGTGACAAACGATTAACAAAATTAATTCGTGTTCAATATAAAACGAAAAACGGAGGAAGTCAAGATGTATTACGAAATAGGCGAAATCATACGCAAAAATATTCATGTTAACGGATTCGATTTTAAGCTATCCATTTTAAAAGGTCATATGGGCATATCAATACAAATTAAAGATATGAACAACATACCAATTAAACATGCTTATGTCGTAGATGAGAACGACTTAGATATGGCATCAGACTTATTTAACCAAGCAATAGATGAATGGATTGAAGAACACACAGACGAACAGGACAGACTAATTAACTTAGTCATGAAATGGTAGGAGGTATGAAAAGTGAATGATTTACAAGAGAGAGAATTAGAAACATTCGAACAAGACGACCGATTCAAAGTAACTGATCTAGACAGTGCTAACTGGGTTTTTAAGAAACTGGATGCAATCACAACTAAAGAGAATGAAATCAACGATTTAGCAAATAAAGAAATTGAACGCATAAACGAATGGAAAGATAAAGAAGTAGAAAAATTACAGAGTGGCAAAGAATATTTACAAAGCCTTGTAATTGAATATTACAGAATACAAAAAGAACAAGATAGCAAATTCAAGTTGAATACACCTTACGGAAAAGTGACAGCCAGAAAAGGTTCAAAAGTCATTCAAGTTAGCAATGAGCAAGAAGTCATTAAACAACTTGAGCAACGAGGTTTTGACAACTATGTAAAAGTAACTAAAAAACTTAGCCAATCAGACATTAAGAAAGATTTCAATGTAACTGAAAACGGCACATTGATTGACGCAAACGGCGAAGTTTTAGAGGGTGCTAGCATTGTGGAGAAACCAACGTCATACACGGTAAAGGTGGGAGAATAGATGACTGAAAAAACTAATCAAGATGTCGATATTTTAACGCAACTAGGTGTAAAAGACATCAGCAAACAAAATGCAAACAAGTTTTATAAATTTGCGATATACGGCAAGTTCGGTACTGGTAAAACTACGTTTTTAACAAAAGATAACAATGCCTTAGTACTAGATATAAATGAGGACGGAACAACGGTAACAGAAGATGGGGCAGTTGTGCAGATTAAGAATTATAAGCATTTTAGTGCAGTGATTAAAATGCTGCCTAAAATTATTGAACAACTAAGAGAAAACGGAAAACAAATTGATGTTGTAGTGATTGAAACAATCCAAAAGTTACGTGATATCACTATGGACGACATCATGGACGGTAAATCAAAGAAACCGACATTTAATGATTGGGGCGAGTGTGCTACACGCATTGTAAGTATTTATCGTTATATTTCTAAATTACAAGAACATTATCAATTTCATCTTGCTATAAGCGGACACGAGGGCATTAACAAAGACAAAGATGATGAGGGAAGTACTATCAATCCAACAATCACGATAGAGGCACAAGACCAAATAAAAAAAGCAGTCATCAGTCAATCTGACGTGTTAGCAAGAATGACAATAGAAGAACATGAGCAAGACGGCGAAAAAACTTATCAATATGTACTTAACGCTGAACCATCAAATTTATTCGAGACAAAGATAAGACACTCAAGCAACATCAAAATTAACAACAAACGTTTCATTAATCCAAGTATTAACGATGTTGTACAAGCAATTAGAAATGGTAATTAAAAATTAATTAAAAGGACGGTATAAAAATTATGAAAATCACTGGTAGAACACAATACATTCAAGAAACTAATCAAGAGGCATTCATGAAAGGTGGGGACTTTTTAGGAGCTGGAGAATTTACAGTAAAAGTTGCAAATGTCGAGTTTAACGACAGAGAAAACAGATACTTCACGATTGTTTTTGAAAACAACGAAGGTAAACAATACAAACACAACCAATTCGTCCCACCATTCCAACAAGATTATCAAGAAAAACAATATATCGAGTTACTTAGTAGATTAGGAATTAAATTGAACTTACCAGATTTAACTTTTGACACAGATCAATTAATTAACAAAATCGGAACTATTGTACTTAAAAATAAATTTAACGAGGAACAAGGCAAGTATTTTGTAAGACTCTCATATGTAAAAGTTTGGAATAAAGACGATGAAGTAGTTAATAAACCAGAACCTAAAACTGATGAGATGAAACAAAAAGAACAGCAAGCAAATGGTAAACAGACACCTATGAGTCAACAATCAAACCCATTCGCTAATGCTAATGGTCCAATAGAAATCAATGATGATGATTTACCGTTCTAGGACGTGGTTTAAATGCAATACATTACAAGATACCAGAAAGACAATGACGGTACTTATTCCGTCGTTGCTACTGGTGTTGAACTTGAACAAAGTCACATTGACTTACTAGAAAACGGATATCCACTAAAAGCAGAAGTAGAGGTTCCGGACAATAAAAAAACTATCTATAGAACAACGCAAAAAAATATTCGCAATGTGTAGAGATATAGAACTTCACTGGGGCGAACCAGTAGAATCAACTAGAAAATTATTACAAACAGAATTGGAAATTATGAAAGGTTATGAAGAAATCAGTCTGCGCGACTGTTCTATGAAAGTTGCAAGGGAGTTAATAGAACTGATTATAGCGTTTATGTTTCATCATCAAATACCTATGAGTGTAGAAACGAGTAAGTTGTTAAGCGAAGATAAAGCGTTATTATATTGGGCTACAATCAACCGCAACTGTGTAATATGCGGAAAGCCTCACGCAGACCTAGCACATTACGAAGCAGTAGGTAGAGGCATGAACAGAAACAAGATGAATCACTACGACAAACATGTATTAGCGTTATGTCGCGAACATCACAACGAGCAACATGCGATTGGCGTTAAGTCGTTTGATGATAAATATCACTTGCATGACTCGTGGATAAAAGTTGATGAGAGGCTCAATAAAATGTTGAAAGGAGGAGAATAATGGTTAAATCGATATTTTTACAAGATGGAGAAGAAATTTTAGTTGATGATGAAGATTACGAGAGAGTTAATCAGCATACTTGGCATAAAGCTTTTAAAGATAATTACAGAATGATTGTGAATAGTGATAAAAAGCATTTACCTGATTTTATTCTAAAAAAAAGTTTCCAAAAAATAAAAAACAATGATTTCACAAGAAAAAATCTAACAACTGAAGGTAATAAAACAAGATGGAGCAAAGCGAAGTGTAACAATTCATCTAAATATAAAGGCGTTTCATGGGATAAAAAAAATAATAATTGGTATGCATGTATAGCTGTTGATAAAAAAACCAAAAACTTAGGTCACTTTGTAAATGAAGATGAAGCAGCAAAAGCTTACAACAATGCAGTTAATGAATATTGGGGTGGTGTTGGTTACCTTAATATAATTGGAGAAGATAATAGGCTGAAAAAAAGAAACTATAAAACAAACATAAAGCAATTGAAGAGGGGAACTGATAAAAACAATTTAAGAGGAATAAACAAAATAAAACATAGATATTATTCAAAAATATTTTATTCTGGCAACTATATAGCGTTAGGCGGATATGACGATTTAAACAAAGCGAGATTAGTTTACAACAAATGTTCGTCATACCTGCATGGATCTGACGCGATCCTTAACGACGTACCTATGACAGATGAACTTAAAGAATTCATATCTAACTGGGAAGTACCGGACAAAATAAAAGCGCTGAAAGGAGAAGACAATGGGAGAAGTATCGTGGATAAAACTTAAAGTTGGCATGTTTGATGACAGCAAAATCAAATATATCGAAGCTTTACCCGAAAGAGATACGATCATAACCATTTGGGTTAAGTTGCTAACTTTATCAGGAAAGTACAACGAACAAGGTTACATTATGTTATCTGAAAACTTGCCGTATAACGAAGAAATGTTAGCAAATGAGTTTAGCCGACCTATTAACTCAATAAGGTTAGCAATTCAAACTTTTGAGACATTGGGCATGATTGAAAAAGTTAATGGTGTCATAAAAGTGACAAACTGGGAAAAGCACCAAAACATCGAAGGACTCGAGAAAATCAGGGCGCAGAACAGGTTGAGGAAACAAAAGCAACGAGAAAACAACAGAAAATTGCTAAATGGTCACGTGACGTCACGTGACAGTCACGCAACAGAAGAAGATAAAGAATTAGATAAAGAATTAGAAAGAGATAAAGAAAAAGATATAGATAAGAACTTAAGTTCAAATAATAGCGCAACTGACGTTACGCATGAGCAATTTGAGGAATGGTGGAAACTTTACGACAAGAAGAAAGATAAGAAGATGTCTTTTACTAAATTCAAATCATGCTTAAAGAAACATTCTTTTGAGCAAATCATGCAAGGTACTCGAGAGTATTTAAAAACTATTACAGACAAACAATATCAAAAGTACCCTAAAACATTTTTAACTAACGAAAGCTATATGAATGATTATAGCGAAGAGATTAAAGAAACTGGCATAGATCAATTGGAACGTATGAAGTACGACGAAAGTTATTGGGACTAGGAGGATCTTATGAAACCGTTATTCAACGAAAAAATAAACGAGAGTTTAAAAAAATATCAACCAATCGAAGTAATACTAAGACAGAATTGTGATAAATGTGGGCATCAATATGACTTATATAAGTTTGAAAATGGATATGAATACAAAGATGGTTGCGAATGTGAAATTCAAAGATTGGCTTATGAAGAATACAAAAGGAATAAACAAAAGAAACTTGATTATATTTTTAATCAATCAAATGTTAATCCGGCTTTAAGAAATGCAACAGTAAACAACTATAAGCCACAAAATGAAAAACAAGTACAAGCTAAACAAACAGCAATAGAGTACGTTCAAGGCTTCTCTACAAAAGAGTCAAAATCATTAATATTGCAAGGTTCATACGGAACTGGTAAAAGCCACCTAGCATACGCTATCGCAAAAGCAGTCAAATCTAAAGGGCATACGGTTGCTTTTATGCACATACCAATGTTGATGGATCGTATCAAAGCGACATACAACAAAAGTGCAGTAGAGACTACAGACGAGTTAGTCAGATTGTTAAGCGATATTGATTTACTTGTACTAGATGATATGGGTGTAGAAAACACAGAACACACTTTAAATAAACTTTTCAGCATTGTTGATAACAGAGTAGGTAAAAACAACATCTTTACAACTAACTTTAGTGATAAAGAACTAAATCAAAATATGAACTGGCAACGTATCAATTCAAGAATGAAACACAATGCAAGAAAAGTAAGAGTAATCGGAGACGATTTCAGGGAGCGAGACGCATGGTAACCAAAGAATTTTTGAAAATTAAACTTGAGTGTTCAGATATGTACGCTCAGAAACTCATAGACGAGGCACAGGGCGATGAAAATAAGTTATATGACCTATTTATCCAAAAACTTGCAGAACGTCATACACGCCCCGCTATCGTCGAATATTAAGGAGTGTTAAAAATGCCGAAAGAAAAATATTACTTATACCGAGAAGATGGCACAGAAGATATTAAGGTCATCAAGTATAAAGAGAATGAGAATGAAGTTTATTCGCTCACAGGAGCCCATTTCAGCGACGAAAAGAAAATTATGACTGATAGTGACCTAAAACGATTTAAAGGCGCTCACGGACTTCTATATGAGCAAGAGCTAGGTTTACAAGCAACGATATTTGATATTTAGAGGTGGACGATGAGTAAATACAACGCTAAGAAAGTTGAGTACAAAGGAATTGTATTTGATAGCAAAGTAGAGTGTGAATATTACCAATATTTAGAAAGTAATATGAATGGCACTAACTATGATCGTATCGAAATACAACCGAAATTCGAACTACAACCTAAATTTGGGAAGCAAAGACCGATTACGTATATAGCCGATTTCTCTTTGTGGAAGGAAGGGAAACTGGTTGAAGTTATAGACGTTAAAGGTAAGGCGACTGAAGTTGCCAACATCAAAGCGAAGATATTCAGATATCAGTATAAAGATGTGAATTTAACGTGGATATGTAAAGCACCTAAGTACACAGGCAAAACATGGATTACTTACGAGGAATTAATTAAAGCAAGACGAGAACGCAAAAGAGAAATGAAGTGATCTAATGCAACAACAAGCATATATAAACGCAACGATTGATATAAGAATACCTACAGAAGTTGAATATAAGCATTTTGGTGATGTGGATAACGAAAAAGATGCGCTGGCAGATTACTTATATAACAATCCTAACGAAATACTAGAATATGACAATTTAAAAATTAGAAACGTAAATATAGAGGTGGAATAAATGGCAAGAATTACCAAAGAAACAAAAACTGTAAGCGACGGTTATTCAAGAGAAGACCGAGAAACGACATTGAACTATGATTACGAAAATCAAGAATGGATTGCTTACTCATCGGTACCGACACATATTACTAGAATGACAAAGTTGTACGGCGATGATGTAGAGGTATTGGAACGATTAGAATCTGGGACTGCGGTATTGGTTAGGGCGAAACTACCTAAAAGCGCAATAGGTTTTAGAAAATTAATGTCTGAAGAGCGACGACAAGAATTATCTGAGAGAGCAAAAAGAGCTTTTGGTCATTAGTGCTCGTGAATATAGGGCGAAAAACGACCAAAAAGACACACTAATACTTTTTAGGATAAATAACATCCGGAGAAAAAAACATGAGCTTTAAAAATTTTAACACAGGATAAATACAGAGGTGGAATAAATGAGTATCGTAAAGATTAACGGTAAACCATATAAATTTACCGAACATGAAAATGAATTGATAAAAAAGAATGGTTTAACTCCAGGAATGGTTGCAAAAAGAGTACGAGGTGGCTGGGCGTTGTTAGAAGCCTTACATGCACCTTATGGTATGCGCTTAGCTGAGTATAAAGAAATTGTGTTATCCAAAATCATGGAGCGAGAGAGCAAAGAACGTGAAATGGCTAGGCAACGACGTAAAGAGGCTGAGCTAAGAAGAAAGAAGCCACATTTGTTTAATGTGCCACAAGTGCATCCAAGAGGACGTTATGCGTGCTACCTGATGGAAAACGACATATTCGTGAAAGTTAAGAAGTAGATCATGACAGATAACGCACGCAAAGAATA